TGTCTTTTTCATTGCCTCATCTGCAAGATCAGCGTAGTCTGTCAGACCTTTCATAATCTCATCAGCCATTGCATCAATTGAAGTCATCGGAAGCACCTGCCTTTCGTATTTCACCCTCGATTTTCATGTAGTTGTTGTGGTCGTATAAAGGAGTAATTCCGGTGACATTGTAAATGTTGTTCCTGAAAAGAATACGGAAATTGGTGCTGTTGATATTCAGCGATGCAGGACTTTGACGAACGAGAAATTCAAGCTTCTGTACCTCTTTGGTAACTCCTGCATCCGTGGTTTCACTTGCTGTTTTTACAGTCACCTTTGCCCATAGGGAAAATGTTTCTTCCCATTTGGTGATGTGGTTTCCAATCTCATCAATAAAAATTCTGTGTTCCAGAATAGTGATTCGCTGATTCAAAGTTCCGATTTCCATTACATCACACCCTCTCGCTGTGCAAACAAAATTGAACGAAGATTCAGCGTTAGCTTTTGATAATCGGGATTACTTCGATTTTCATAAAGATACCCAAGTGCGAAAAGCATCGCAGTCCGCACAGTATCTTCATTTTTTGTAAAGTTGTCCTCGTCCATTCTGCCAACGTCCATCACCAGATTTTTTGCTGTAGAAAGCAGATTTTGAATCAGACTATCGTCCTCTTCATAATCCACTCGCAGATAATTTTTCGCCTCTCTCAGCGTAATCATAGCATCACGCTTTCTTAATAGTAAGTGTCTTGATCGCTTCCGGAAGAATCAGCTTGCCGTCCAGTCGCTGACTTGCAAGGAAACCAACCTGACCTGTCATAGCAAAGAGTTCATTCAGTCTCTTGAAGGAACGTCCCTGTCTGTCAGCCACCCAATAATAACTAAAGTCGCCGAATGCCATGCACTTGTTGCCTGCCTTGATTTCCGGCACATAGCTGGATGTCTTGTAAGGACGATTCAGAATGGTATCCGGAACGCCAGCCTGCACAGACGGACTCCAGATGTAGTTTCCTGTGTTGTCCTTCAGTTTTCTGAGAGCCTTGACAGTGGAATCATTGAGTACCCACACCGCCTTCTTGCGGTACGGACTTCTGAGAGAGTAGAAAAGTTCCATCACATCATCAAATGTGATGCTTGCACCTGTGGTGGAAGTGCCGTCTTCCGCACCGCCTGTAGCATTAAAAATGCCGGTCGGTTTGCCCTTGCCATCACCAACGAAGAAAGCCTCTTCTTCCTTCGCACCGATTCTTCTTGCAAACTCCTTTGCAATGTATGACGGCAAATCAAATACAGAATCGTTAAGGAGTTCTTCGGAGATCTTGATCGCTGTTCCAAGCTTATATGCGGAAAGCGATGCCTGTCCGAAAGTATCATCAGAAAGAGAATACTGCTGTTCTTCGTCCATCCAGACAGCCTCACCCTTGGAAGTCACAATTGGAATCTTGCGGTCGCCGTTGGAAGTTTTGATAACTGTTGCCATCTGGCGGAAAATACTCTCTTCCTCCAACTCTTCCACCAGTTTTCGTTCAAACTCATCTGGAACAAGATAGCCGCCCTCTGCATCTGTACCAATGTGCAAATCATCATGGACATCAATCCAGTTACGATTTCTGACGCTGTTCCAGAATGCCTTCTTGTAAGTGTCGCTTGCCGTGCCTGTCTTTTCCGTTACATTCGGAGTTGCAGGCTTACCGAGAACAGGTGTTGAGGTTGCCTTGTTCATTTCAGCTTCAATTTCAGCCTGTCGTTCCAGACGCTGGATTTCTTTTCCGAGATCAACAATCGTCTGTTCCATTGCATCGTAGGTCTTGGAATCTTCCTCGCTGAGCACGCCATTTGCGTTTCGCTTGCTGTCGAGAAAGTCACGTGCAGTGTCCCAAGCCTTCTTTCTCTTTTCTCTGAGTTCTTTAATCGTCATAATCAATTCCTCCAATCAATATTTCAAAAGTGCCAGTCTTTTTTCAAGCTGGTCAATCGGTGTGCCTGTAACGGATTCTGCTGATGCAGATACTTTGGATAAGAATGCGGATAGATTCTTCGATTTGGAATAGGTCATTGCGGTCAAAGAATCTTCCTTTTTCTCATCTTCATCAGATTCTTCCTCCTCTTCCTCTTCGGGAGGGAAAGGGTTCTTCTTTTCTGCAAAGAGAATCCCGTCCACAAATCCCATTTCATGAGCCTTTTTTGCATTGAGCCATGTTTCATCGGACATCAGCTTTGCGATCTTGTTTCGGCTGAGATGAGATTTGGTTTCGTAGGCGTTAATAATGCTTTCTTTTACCTCATCAAGCAAGATGATAGCCTTTTCCATATCCGCCTTGTTTCCCATAGCACAAGTGCTGGGGTCATGAATCATCATTAGGGCAGTCGGTGCAATCAAAGTTTCATCGCCTGCCATTGCCACAACCGATGCGGCAGATGCAGCAATGCCGTCAATTTTCACGGTAACCTTGCCTTTATGATTTTTCAGCATGGAATAAATCTGACTTGCGGCGAACACATCGCCCCCTGGTGAGTTCAGCCAGACTGTCAGATTTCCGCTTACTTTTGAAAGTTCGTCACGGAAAAGGGCAGGTGTCACTTCGTAGAGTAGGAAAGTATCGCCTTGCTATGTTTCCATAGTAGGTTTATACAGACCCCTCACCGAACCGTGCTTACCCCTCTCGGAGTACACGGCTCTCCATTGTTATATAAAATCAAATCAACTCATTGATTATGAACTTTATGGTGGCAATTCCTGCATAACACTAATGTTTTTCGCCTTTTGGCTATCATTGCACGTTCCCAATCGTTTTTACCTTTCAGGTCTTTCACTTTATGAACGTGATGAATTTCATAGTATTCTGCATTTGTGTCCCCACACAGTTCGCAAACCTTTGCTTTTAAGCGTTCTTCAAGTGTATTTCTTGAATAGCCATATATTACGGCTGCGTTTGAGATATTGTCCGTACCATCTTTTGAGTCTTTGCAATCAGAGTATTTAGCAAAATAACAGCGTTTTTTACCGCTTTTAGTTTCGTATGGGATTCCCCATCCGCCTTTTCCGTCTTTAAACTTTGCTATTATCTTTGAAATCTTGGTATTATGTTTTGCCGCCAGTGTTTTCAGACAGCTATATTCCATTAGATAAGCAAAGTAACGCAATTGACAGTAATTACTTGCTAAATTGTAATAATTGCAGATTCCTCTCAGCTCTGAATTGTATGTTGATATGATTTCAAGGTCTGACATATGTATCATATAGCTGCGATGAGTAGGAAACAGAGAGCCATCCTTTTTTTGAAAGATGACACCTTTATCGAACATGAAACGGTTGATTTTTTCCTTTAATGGAATTAAAAGTTCAACCTTATTATTCAATGTTCTCAATGAAACTCCGCCATTTTTGCTTTTAATTTTGGCATTTCTTCTTACACTGATGTCGTAACCTAAAAATCTTGCATGATTACTGCTGTGAGTTATCAGCGTTTTCTCATCACTGAGCTGCATTTTAAGCACCTCGCTGATGTATTGTGACAGCTTCTTTTTTATTTTGATGCATTCTTCACGACTTCCATTTACTGATAGAATAAAATCATCAGCATAACGAATATATTGAATTTTTTTGTCTGTCTGTGATTTGCATGGAGTTTTAAGCTGAACACTGCGGACTGCTTTCAAATTTTTAATTAGCTGTTTTTTTCGCTCATAATCCTGTGGGTCGCACTCTCTGATTGCTTTTCGTGCTTTTTCTGTCTGATATTTTGCTTTTCGGTATTCGGGAGTATACTTTTCTTTGCTCGGTTTATCAAATTCCTCTTTTAGATTTTCTACAAACTTATCCAGTTCATGCAGATAGATATTTGCCAGTATGGGAGAAATGATTCCTCCCTGCGGTGTACCGCTGTATGTCCTGTGATATATCCAGTCTTCAAGATAGCCTGCTTTCAGAAATTGTTGAATAAGCTGTATTAATCTTGCGTCTTTGATTTTTTTGTTCAGTATTCCTATCAGTACATCATGGTTAATATTGTCAAAACAGCCCTTGATGTCACCCTCTATGAACCATTTTGCACCTGTGAATTTCATACGCAGACTTTTTAAAGCAGTATGACAGCTCCTGTTTGGTCTGAAACCATGAGAACATTCATGAAATATAGGTTCATATATTGCTTCTAAAATCATGCGTACAGCTTCCTGTACAAGTTTGTCTGTAAATGTCGGAATACCAAGTGGACGCATTTTATTAGAATTCTTTTTTTGTATATATGTGCGTCTTACCGGCGTTGGATTAAATTTGCCGTTTTTCAGCTGTTCTGTGATTTTCTGTATTTTTCTTTCACTAAAGCCGTCGGCAGTGTCATCATTTACACCTTTTGTTGATGCACCATTATTTGCATACAGATTTCTGTATGCTTCAAACCATATATCCTCCCGCAATAAATATCTGAACAGACGCGTAAACACTTCATCTTTATTGTTCAATGAGTTTTTGCTTATTCTCGTCAAAATTTCGGTTGTTGGTTGCATTTCAGCCATTGAGGTTTTCCTCCCTAACTTTCTTCATTTTTGACCATAACAACTGTTTCCCTTCGCCATGCAGACGGTGTTACCGTCCTCGGACTACTATGGAAACTCCGTACCCTTGGGTCATATTCAGATTCTTAAATCATAGCTTTTCAGCATTGACCTTTAGGGTATCCTCGGTTAGTGTAAATAACTGGTTGCAGATTGTCGGATATGCTTTCGTTTCGTTTGCACAAGTTCTCTTGCACGTCATATGAATATTGAGGCAATAATTTATTGGAGATGATAATAAATCGCATTCATATTTAAGGTATCAGGCAAATTTCCTTAACCATTGGTTAACTGGGACTTGAAACTCACATTCAACAAATACAGTTTTATCCTCTTATCTGCTTAGCGTTGCGGTTCAGTCGTTCTTGATTGCCTTTAAGAAACTTACCGCTTCCCCAACGTGCTATGTTCCCGTATCAGCTTTCGCCTTTCGGTTAGTTGGGTCGCTTACAGAATTACCTATTCTGTGTGTTACCAATTTCACATTTACTTACACCCTATCCGAGCGCACATCGCCCCACCAGGTATCTTCAGAGATAGGACCGTTAAACAGAAGTTCCGTTTCTGATGTATCTTCATTTTGGATAAAGTTCCAGAATTTCTTCATTCGGTTTTTTCCTCCTTTTTTGGATTTGCAAATGCACCTGCATCAGCAAGTTTTGTAAAGCTGCCATTTACAAGATACAGATTACCTCCATCTTCATCAGAAAGCATATTCATATCTTCAAGTTCTCGGATGTCATTTGCCGACATCCAGCCGTTTTGTCTTGCGGTAGCATAGCCTTGCATACGGGAAGCATAATCACCACGCAGAAGTCCGTCCACATTGAACTTCACGAAATACTGCCCCTTTTCAGAATCAGAAAGAAGTGCTTTTTGTAAGGACTGCTCCCAGCGAACGATCCAAGGGTCAAGGCTGTATTTCACGAAATCAAGGGATAAATGCTCTACGTTACTGAATGTTGCGTGGTCAAGGTCACCGATCATATGAAGCGGCACTCTGTACATTCTTGCAATTTCCTCAATCTGAAATTTTCTGGTTTCCAGAAATTGTGCTTCATTATTCGGAATTGCAATGGGTGTGAACTTCATGCCCTCCTCTAAAACTGCGACCTTGTGAGCGTTTCTTCCGCCATAGGCTCTTTGCCAAGCATCACGCACACGCTCCGGATTTTTGATCACTCCGGGGTGTTCTAACACGCCACTTGGTGAAGCACCATTTCCGAAAAACGATGCCCCATATTCCTCACAGGCAATAGAAATGCCGATTGCATTTTTCGCAAGTGCAATCGGCGAATATCCAACCAGTCCGTCAAATCCTAAACCCGGAATGTGCAGGACTTCATCAGCATAAAGAACGATGTCGCCCTGTTCTTTCAGATTCGGATTTGCCTCATCGTAACGGCTGTAAATATATATCAGGCGGTTTTTCTCATCGCGGTCAACCTTCATTTTGTCAGGCATCAGAGGATACAATCCTAAAACATCACCTCTGCCATTTCGGATAATCTGTGCATAGGCATTGCCGTAAATCAGCAGGTGGGACATCAAGGTTTCTCGGAAAACAAAAGAGGTCATTTCAGGATTTGGTTGATCGTGGAGCAAAAAGTAAAGCGGGTGCTGTGGCACTCGCTCTTTTCCCTTATCGTTGTATTTGTACACATGAAGCGGCAGCTGTGCAATTGCTTCTGACAGCACTCTCACGCAGGCATAAACCGCAATATGCTGTAGGGCGGTTCTGTCGGTGACTCTTTTTCCTGCATTACTTCTGCCGAAAAAATATGTGTAGGACGGGCTGTCATAGCTGTTTTGAGGCTTATCTCTGGACTTGAAGAGTCCGCTGAAAATTCCCATAAAATCACGTCCTTTCTTGACTTTTCGTATATGGGTGTGGTATAATATGTGAAACTAAGTGTAGGGCATCTGCCTTACAAATCGGAATTTGACAGTCAGGAGGTCAATTTATGTGGTATGATAAATTGATACAGAATAATTCTTTAAAACAACTGTATAGAGATGTTCCAGCGTTGAAAGATGTTGAAATAAATAAAATCTCCTTGAAAAGAGATGGTGAGGAAGTATCTATCATTTTCGAACTACCAATTTATCCAGATAACCCGCCTGCGAAGTGGAATGACTGCAATACTGTTTCGGTTGAAATATCATTTTCTGTTATATCAGAGTTTGAATTGGCACTAAAGGAAGGCTATATGCATGGAAATATCAACATTTCTTCCCAAGATGGTAATTTGAAAATAAATATTTCAGGAAATTTAAAATGCTCTTTCGTAGCTGAAACAGCAATCATTCAAAGATTTAGTGCTTATCTAAAGGAAAATATAGACACATAAATTCCAGTTTGCAAAGATAATCAAACCTATAACACCAGCATCTCCCTCGTATCATAAACCGATTCATCAGACACACATCCACAGCGAATTGCACGGTCAAGAGCCATGATCATGGCAACTGCACCGTCGATCTTCTCTGTGGATTTTTCTTTATCCGGCTTGATATTTCCGGCAGGGTCACGGCGAATAAAAATATTATCCATCATCCAACGGAGGACAGGATGTCCGTTGTGGGCAAGCGTCTGTTCCAGAGTAAGCTTCATCAGTTCTTTGGTCGGTGGTGACATATCTTTGTAACCCTGCCCGAACTGCACCATCGTAAAACCAAGCCCCTCCAGATTCTGTGACATCTGCACCGCACCCCAACGGTCAAATGCAATTTCTTTGATGTGAAATTTCTGCCCCAGTTCATCGATGAAATTCTCAATAAAGCCATAGTGAACCACATTTCCCTCAGTGGTTTTCAAGTAGCCTTGCCGTTCCCATACATCATATGGAACATGGTCACGTCTTACTCTGAGTGGCAGTGTTTCTTCCGGCAGCCAGAAGTAAGGCAGAACATAATAATGTTCATCATCTTCAGTAGGTGGAAAGACAAGCACGAAAGCTGTAATATCCGTTGTACTGGAAAGGTCAAGCCCACCGTAGCAGATACGACCTGCAAGCATCTCTTCATCAAAAGCGACCTTGCATTTGTCCCACTTTTCCATCGGCATCCAACGCACCGCTTGTTTTACCCATTGATTCAAACGCAGTTGTCGAAAAGCATTTTCTTCACCGGGAGTTTCCTTTGCAGAATTACACGCAGCCACCACCTTATCCATTCCGATGGTCTTATCGAGTGACGGATTTGCTTTTTTCCAAACCTTCGGATCAGTCCAGTCCTCAGATTCATCTGCACCGTAAATGACCGGATAGAAAGTAGGGTCATGTTTTCTGCCTTCTAAAATGTCCTTTGCTTTCTGGTGAACTTCATAGCAAATAGAATTTGTGTCCGTTCCGGCTGTGGTAATCAGGAAATACAAAGGCTGCATTCTGGCATCGCCGGAGCCTTTGGTCATAACATCGAACAGCTTTCTGTTCGGCTGCGTATGCAGTTCATCAAACACAACTCCGTGAATGTTGAAACCATGCTTGGAATAGGCTTCTGCCGAAAGCACCTGATAGAAACTGTTGGTCGGGATGTACACGATACGCTTTTGTGAGGTCAGGATTTTCACCCGCTTGGAAAGGGCAGGGCACATTCGTACCATATCCGCTGCTACGTCAAATACAATGGCAGCCTGTTGTCGGTCGGCAGCACAGCCGTAGACTTCGGCACGTTCTTCGCCGTCACCGCAAGTTAATAGCAGAGCAACGGCAGCAGCAAGCTCTGATTTGCCATTCTTCTTGGGAATTTCAATGTAAGCCGTGTTGAATTGCCGATAGCCGTTCGGTTTTAAGATTCCAAACAGGTCACGGATAATTTGTTCCTGCCAGTCCAGCAGTTCAAATTTCTTTCCTGCCCAGGTGCCTTTGGTGTGGCTGAGGCACTCAATAAAAGAGACGGCATAGTCTGCCGCCTTTTTATTGTATTTGGAATCTTCTGCCATAAAGCGTGTCGGTCTGAATCTTGCCATTGCATCACCTCCTAACAAAAAAGACCTGCCAAAAAGCAAGTCTGTATCATTTATTTTAACGCCCTCAAGGGGCAGTTTTGTAATCGAGATTCCATTCCCATTGTAACCATATTACCATACAAAAGCAAGCATAGCAAGCGGCTAAACAGACAGAAAAAACGTAGAAATTTCGCCGTTTTCTTGTGTAAGATACACCAATAGAAATTTTTCCGGTACGACCGCCAGAGCCTTTCGGCTCCGGCTTTTTTGTGTGAAATTTTGTTTGGTTTAGTTGTACTGTTTCAGCAGGATTGCCAGTGCAGTTTCAGTTTCCTTATCCTCCGGCGGAATATCCATGCCCCGGTCGAAATTGAACACCGTTTTGCCATTCCGCCGCAGGGAGATTTTCGAAGCTCTGCCTTCCTCATATCCAAAAGTGGAAGGCTCCTCATAGTGTTTCACCCAGTAGTGAAATACGCTTGCTCCAACCCGAATCGTTCCTTCTGTCCACATTGTTTTTTCCTCCGGTTTTCGTTGTTTTTGCCTTTCGGCATGATGTATATTACCATAAACCAAAGGAGAAGTCAACGAAATTTCCGGCATATTCTGCACAAAGATGAAAGCAGAAAATTGTGTATGATACCAACCAAAAAAGCAAGCCCCACGTTGCCCTGTGTGGGGCATTTGTGGGAAAGGGAAAACCACTCGGAGGAAACAAAACTACGCCGGACAGGGCAACACAGCGGCTGTACGAGCCGCAGCCCCTTTCGGGGCTTTGGTCTTGGATTGTGGGTTTTGGGTTACCGTCCGGTCTGGCACTCCCATTCAAATTCGCAGGCGTTTTCGTACTCCTCATCGAAAAGG